CATTAAATACCTCTTCATGAACGGGCGTTGGCTCAAGGTCTTCTTCTTGATTACTATGCAGTACCCCCTTGGTATTCAGCCGGCCCTCCGAACCAACGTAGACTATGTTTTCATTCTCCGTGAGCCCTATGCCTCCAACCGCAAGCGTATCTATGATAACTACGGGTCGGCCTTTCCCTCCTTTGAATTCTTCTGTCAAGTGATGGACCAGTGTACTCAGAACTACGAGTGCCTCGTCATTGATAATACATCGCAGAGCAATAAACTCGAGGACTGTATTTTCTGGTACAAGGCTGAAATGCACCCTGAGAAGTTCCGTATTGGAGCACCCGAATTCTGGCAACACAGTGAACAACACTATCGCGACAAAGATGAAGAGGATATTAACCAGTATGACCCGAGTGCAGCACGGAAACTCAAGGGACCTCCTATTAATATCCGCAAGATGTAGGATGAAGAGCGACACAATAGCGATTTTATGCATACTACTGTTTGCATGTGTCCTGATGGGCTGGTATGCTATTGAGGGGCGTGCTGAGGGCTTTGAATCAAGAGAAGGCCAGATGTGTGGAGTTGATATGCCCACATGCGCACATGGTACTCGCTGCATGAACGGATACTGTACTTCACTCAGTGCTCCGATGTTACCGGCCGTCTCCAATTTACCCGTTGAGCCTTCCGATCTTGGAAATCCTGGCGGCTTTCTCCACACTGAATAGAATGGCTAAGATGATGCGTTTAGGAATGGCGGGCTGCGCCCTTGTTATTTTATTTGCGGTACTGATAATTATGCCCACGCTGCGTAGCATGTTCCCCGGCCTCGTACAGGGCTTTTCCAACTATGATTGCAAGCGTGAGACTCAATGCCCTGAGGGAACCTTCTGCCAGAGTGATCAGTGCATTCCGATCGTCACACCCGCAATGACGAATTCAGCGGGTGCCACTGGATATTACTCGTAAATATCTGTTCTATGTTTTTTCAAAAAACTGTAAACAGACTAGTCCTTCTTATCATCTTCCTTCTTCTCCTTCCTGCGCTCCATGGCTAGGTCAGCAGGGCCACTGAACATACTGGCATACGAACCAACACCCGCAGTGAACGGTGAGGCATCGGCGGCCTCAGGCTCAGGCTGCTCTGAGCCTTGTAGTTGCTGTCCCGCCATACCCTTGACGCCCTTCTTGCGCTGTTCCGAGTAAAAGGTATCACGAGCATTCTCATTCTCCTTATACTTCTTCATGAGTGTGTTGAGTTGGTCCTCTGCATACTCCTGCTCTGCAACCGCGTTGGGATTCGGGTCCCACGGCAGCCACTTACCAACCTCACCCACGAACACATTGTGAATCGTATCATTGCGCTGGAGCTTCTTGGAGCGAGCAACGGCCTCACCCTGAGTTCCATAGACTCCACGGATCTTGAGACCACGTACAGAAGTTCTGAAGTTATTCTTTGCATAGAACTCCTCTTCCAGACGGCTGCTGTTCTTGTAGAGAAAGTCCTCATACGCCTCTTGGATCGTGGTCTCCTTGATCTCGGCCTGGTTCTTGCGGACATAGCCCTCGAGGTCAGCAAGCACTGTCTCCATCTTCACCTGGCTCGTACGGCAAATGAGTGCAACACCCGAGAGATCCGCCTTCTCCGCCTTAACAGCCTCCGCCTCGAGCTTTGAGTTGACTGAGCGAACGGTATCAGCAAGAAATGCCTCGAGTTTCTTGGTCTTGTATTGAATCTCATAGTCCTTTACGAAAGTTGAAAAGAGGAATGAATCCTTACTGGCCAGGACCTTCTCCGGACTCAGGAAACTCAATAAACAGAACTTCTGGCCAGGAATCTCCTGGTCCTCCTCAAGAAAGTCCTCCTTCTCCGTATAGTTAACCTCCTTTGACATTCTAAGGGCTTACTGGTATATTTCTTTAGGGGGTTTCCACGCAGACGGCTGCGCCCAAAAAATTTCTCACCAACCAATATAAATAATGGATCTCGCTGAAGTTCTCAATCGCGCCATCAAGTATCTCATTGAGGGTATCGCCGTCGGTCTTGCAGCCGTGCTCGTTCCCCGGAAGGGCATGGACTTCCAGGAGGTCGTCGCCATCGCCATCGTCGCCGCGGCCGTTTTCGCCGTGCTCGACCTCGTCTCCCCGTCCATCGGCGTGACGGCTCGCCAGGGTGCCGGCTTCGGCATTGGCGCGAACCTCGTTGGCTTCCCCCGCTAAGCGCAGCGAGCCCTTCATGGGTAAACATACAGTTAGCGACCCTTTCTAAAGAGTCTATAACATCATCATCATACTTACTATTTTTCTATGTCATAGATAAATAGTAAATGCGTATGTCAACAATGACAGTCGCACTTATTGTGCTTATTTGCACAGTTCTCTTTGGAGGACTTATGACATCGCGTTCATATTTGGAGAGATTTGAGGATGCAAGTGGAAATCCGGTTCCGGCCCCTACTGCTCAGGCAACTCAAGCACCCCTACAAGTAATGCCTTATACGGACATTATGGCGCAGCCTATGCAATTCCAACCTATGCAACTACAGCCTATGCAAATGCAGCCCCCTATGATGGAACCCATTTCATTACCGTTTGATGCACAGATTCTTCTACCAATTCAATCACCTACATTTAATCAATATCGTACAACTGCTGCTATGCAACTTCAGGGTGCCCCCTACGGCCAGATGGCCCAAATGCCCCAAATGGCCGGCGGATTTTCACCTGAAGTAATGGCTCAAAAGAATCTACTTTTAGACCAAGCAATGCAGGCCGCAACGACAGGTGATATGGCAGCAGCGGCATCTCTTAAACAGGCCGCCTCACAAATTGGTAGGGGTTAAGTAGAATGCGTCTTTCCAATACAGCGCTTATCCTTGTTATTTTTGCCTCCGCCATTCTTCTCTCTGTGATTAGCCCGCTGCGTGAATTCTTCACATCTCCTGGAACCATAGTGCAATTGACGACAAGTCATGTTCCCACAGCAGAAGACTATAATTACTACAATAATATCTACCCGAAGATGGTGCGTCGTGAAATTGCCGAGATGACGGGTGAGGACCCTGGTCAACTCCGCCCCTGGGCCTTTCCGTACGCCGGTGGATATTACATGAATTAGATACTGCGAATAAACCCCCATCCAAGGTCTTCACAGATCTTCTGCCAGATTTTATCCTGGGTATAAAGTTTGTCCCGATTTTTCAGTAAAGGAAAATTCGGGAGATAGTCATCCAGTTCGAGCAGTTCACAGAATTTATACAGAACATACGAATACGAAAGGAAATTGCTGCGTCCCTTGGGGCAGTGCTTCTGGAAGTGCGGCTGAATCTCCTTGAACATATACCGAAGTTTCTCCTCAATCTCACGATTCATCACAGGGGCATTTTTGCCGTTGAGACGATTTGTAATGTGAGGCACGTGTTCATAGTATTTATTCGCCTTGATTTTCTTCAGAATCTCACGAATCTTCGCCGGCTTCAAGCCTTCAAGTTGCGTAATTCGCTCCTTCTTGAGTTCCAGTAAAATCTGGTCATAGATCTCTTGCGGAATATCGGTGCACTCCTTCGCCTGGAACTGTGCCAGCCATTCATTAAAATGATTAATACGCTTGTATGCATAATAACTGACTTCACGCGGCGGGTCCTTATAACTCGGCTTATCACTGTCCATCAGAACAAACTCCTGGTGTCCACAGATGGCACAACTAAACATGGCCTCATTGGCACTAAAAATCATTTCGGATGAGCACTCATCGCACAGTCCAAATCCACTCTCAGCCTCGACCGATGTATTTCTTGCATGGCCAGGATCCACCTTCTGTAGGTATTTGTCGAGGAGTTTATCGCGTTGTAAATTCTCACCCTTCATCTCCTTTTTGAGGTCAGTCGTAGCCTCACTGCTCTCGCCAGCCGCTTCATGAAGTGCCGCGAGGACACTCCCCGGCTTCACATAATTTCTGGTTTTCTGGAGACTCTCAACTCCATTCTGAATCTTCTCCTGGATATCGTAATACTTGTAAAGAATATCACCAGTCTCCAAAAAATAATTCAGTAAATCATCCTCCTTATCAATCGATTCAATCTCACGAGTCACTTCACGCAGGCGATTCTCCTTGAGGTTCCTTTCAATAATGTTTTCACAAACCTCTATTTCATGGGTTAAGTGTTTTTGCTGTGCTTTTAATGACTCAACTCCCTGTTTCTGTTCCATAAGTTGAGACATTTTCACTTGATGAATTGCATCGAGCGTAGTACGAGCCTCCGGATTAGACCGCTTTGTTGGCCTTATCTTGAAGTAGGGTTCACCCATACTAAATTCTATTGAGTTTTCCTGAATCTGTTTAGGCATTCCAGAAGTATTTTTCCTCTTGCGCCAAAATTTTTTTCTAAGTGAAGGTTATAAACTAAAATGACAGGTGGTGGTCTTATGCAGCTCGTCGCCTATGGAGCCCAGGATGTTTACCTCACGGGTAACCCCCAGATCACCTTCTTCAAGGTGGTCTACCGTCGCCACACGAACTTCGCCATGGAGGCCATCGAGAACCCGTGGAACGGCGCCCCCAACTTCGGCAAGCAGGTTACGTGCACGATCCAGCGCAATGGTGACTTAATCTACCGTATGTACCTCCAGGCCACGCTCCCCAGCGTCTCCCTCCTCGCCTCTGACGGCTCAGGTGCCCAGTTCCGCTGGCTCAACTGGGTTGGTCACAACCTCATCGACTGGGTCGAGCTCCAGATCGGCGGCCAGCGCATCGACAAGCACTATGGACAGTGGCTCCACATCTGGAATGAGCTCACCCAGGAGCCTGGCAAGCAGGCCGGCTATGCCAAGATGGTTGGCAATATCCCCCAGCTCACCAACCTCCTTGTTCAGGGCGGCGAGACCTGCGACAACTACTGCTCAGGTGGCGAGCCCAACACGTCCAACGAGGTCCTCAACTGCTCCCCTGAGTACACCCTCTACGTGCCGCTCCAGTTCTGGTTCTGCCGCAACCCTGGTCTTGCGCTCCCGCTCATCGCGCTCCAGTACCACGAGGTCCGCATCAACCTCCAGTTCAACGACCTCACCAACCTCTGCTGGGCGTTCACCCCGCAGGCGTCCTCCACCACGGCCATCCAGACCCGTGTTGGCAACAACGGCCTTGTTGCGTGCTCTCTCTATGTTGACTACATCTACCTCGACACGGATGAGCGTCGCAAGTTCGCCCAGGTGTCCCACGAGTACCTCATCGAGGTTCTCCAGTTCACTGGCGGCGAGTCCATCACCTCGAGCTCCAACAAGCTCAAGCTGAACTTCAACCACCCGTGCAAGGAGCTTGTCTGGGTTGTCCAGCGCGACTCCTTCACCAGCTGCGACACCAACGTCATCAACCCCTGGAAGGGCCAGCAGCCGTTCAACTTCTCTGACTGGTGGGACCGATCAGTCCTCGAGTCTGGCTACTCCGTCACCCGCGTTGAGGGCATGGCCGGCGCCAACCCTTGCGTGACGGCGCTCATCCAGCTCAACGGCCACGACCGGTTCCAGGTGCGTGAGGGACGCTACTTCAACGAGGTCCAGCCCTACCAGCACCACACCAACATCCCCTCTGTTGGTATCAACGTCTACTCCTTCGCCCTCCAGCCGGAGCAGCACCAACCGTCTGGCACGTGCAACTTATCACGCATTGACAACACCACGCTCCTCCTCACGGTCTCCAACAATGCCGTTGGCACTGCCACCTCCTCCACTGTCTACGTCTATGCCACGAACTACAACGTTCTCCGCGTGATGTCTGGCATGGGCGGTCTTGCCTACTCCAACTAAACGCACAACTTCACAGTGGTGCGTGTTTGTATATTTTTATTTTAATTAAGTAACTTTGTAACCTCTTTATTCAAGTAGCCGTGCTGTTTGAATACAGAAGAACTAAATAGATTTTTATTTTCTAGAAGAAGCAAGAACAATACCGATAATTGCTATAGAACTCACTAGAATTCCCAGTATTACATATATATAAAACGACGACATTGGAGTAATTGAAAATTCAGGGACGGGGGGTGGCGATGGATGCTGTGAATTTTTGCGACAAATTGGACAGAATGGAAATTCAAGATTACTAATGGCTTT